TAGTGTTATTCGTAATACTAGAGAATCCCAGTTTTGTATTCCCCTACCAAGTGGATTAACGCTTGGTGAATCTATGTTGCCCCTATCTAAACTTCCTTTAGAAATAGAAATCCACCTTGCTCCCGATAGTCAGTTCTTTTATTCGAGTGATGCGACTACTACTAATATTGCTAATGCTTTCTATGAATTATCCAATCTTGAAGTAGCGTGTGAAGTATCTTATGGAGAACAGTCCCCCGATAAAGGTGTATTATCGTTTAATTCGATTACTTCATATTTCTCCACTTTAGAAAGCACAAACTCGATTGTTAATTTTAACCTTGGATTAAGTAAGGTATTGGGATGTTTTGTTAATTTTGTACCATCTTCATTTGTTAATAATTTAGGTCAAGATGGATTTTTAACATATATGCCTACTAAAGCACCTAACTCTGTTGGGACTGGTAATGGTGGTGTTGCTAATCTAGAAACCATTAGTTTCCTTCGTAATGGTGAGCGTTTCCCAAGTGCCTTTGAGGTTACTAGTGTTCGTAGCTCTACAAACGAAACTCCCGTCGTTGATCCTCAAGTTATTAAAGGTTTCTTATCTTCTATTATTCCCGAGAAGATGCATACCCGAACTACTGCCTCACCTCTTAACACTAACCGCAATTTTACTGGTAATCAAAATGCTACAACTGGATATAGATTTATCCCCGATACTGGTGGATTGTATGGTGTTGGTGTATTATACGACCAGCTTGATAGTGAAGGTGTTGATTTCTCATCTTCCCAGTTTTCGATTCAAATGACTAATGGTCTCGATGATGGTAATCCTATTAGTGCTTATCTCTTTATTAAGAGCAAGGTTGTTGTAGCGTGGGACGCATCTATGGGAGTTCAAGTGATTCAGTAAATATTTTCTATGTATTTATTTTTTTAATTTTATTTTTTTTTAGTTTTTATATATTATAATATATAAAATGACTGATATGGATGATAAAGTTGATGTTTCTACTGACCGCATTCCCGACCTTATTAAGATTGGTGCTATTCCTTCATCTTACGGACAAATGCTCCACACGGACGTTATTGACCCAGTAACATTCTCACAAAATAGAGTTCGATTTACTCTTCAACGGGTCGCTGGTTTTCTCCATTCTAATTCTAAAATCACTCTTGCTGTTACTCCTCTAACTACTGCTGGAGCATACTACCCAATCAATATTGGTGTTTCTAATCTAGTTCAACACGCAAGATTATCGATTGGTAATAAAACTGTATGTGAGATTGATGACTACACATACTTCCATCAGTATCAATCCTTATTTATTTCTAATGAAGATAATAAAGAAAGAGAACAGTTCTTATCTCAAAGATGCATTAATCACAAACCGATATATGATGATCGTGTAGCTAATACAACTGATAAACCTCCCAATAGTGCTAAAAAGGTTGGTCTAGATGTTGGACGCAATCCAGTAGTTCCCGCTGGTGGTGGTGCTGGTACATTTGAACTATTACCATTCATGAAGCACAACGCTACATCAGCACAAACGATTAGTGAAGCCCCAGTATATTCAGTTTATTTAAGTGATCTATTCCCATTCCTTAAGTTCAATCAACTTCCTATGTTTCTTTTAAATGAGGAGGTTCATATTGATATAACATTCACTCCCCAAACGGATAGTTCTACGGGTGCAGCTCTATCTCGTCGTTTGTGTGTTCCTAATAGTGAAGCCGCATCGAACGCAGTTGAATATCTAGTTAATGAAGATGAGGTAAAACTTATTTACGATAGTATCAGTTATGATGGTGAGATAATGGAGAAATACGCACAGCAAAATCAAAAACTAACCTTCAACTATGTAGATTATCGTCTTGCTAAAAGAACTGGTAGTGAAGGAGCTTTTGCTGATTTAACTTTCCCAGTTGGAGGTAATGGTCGTCTTGTATCGAAGGTAATTCTTGGACTTCAAAAGAACGAGAACTTTACTCCCGTTTCTCTACTTAATGGTGTTGTTGCTAAAGATGTACCAGCAACTCAATCCTTATCTCTCAATCTCTTATATAATGATTTATATGAGTTTAATGTTGATAGAAAGAATACAGCACTATTATTCCATACTACTCAAAGTGCAGAGGGTAAAGTTCCTATGGTTGTTCGTGATGAATACCAAACCACGGGTGTTACTGTATTAACTGCAGAAACATTTGAAGGACACCCACAGAATAGCGGTACAGCTGGATTAGGTGGTGTATTTAGATGGACGGCAATTAGACCAAATAAGGGACAGCGTGTTAATAATAAGGGTATGGATTTAGTTTATAAAGCTACTGGATTACCAGCAGAGACATACACTCTCCGTGTGTATCTTGAACTAATGAAGATTGCTACAATTGAGGACGGACAATTTAATTGTTATTTCGCATAAATTATTTTCTAAAATATAATATAAAATGAATTGGGGTTGTAGTAAGAAAAGTTGTGAGAAATGTAGAAGGTATAAAGAGAAATATTTAAAACAAGAAAGTAAAAATGATGAGCTAGTCGAAATGATAGAAAGTTTATTAGAAACACAAAAAAAAATAGTTGAATATTTAGATGAACGAAAAGTGGTTGGGGTAAATATCAAAAAAAAAACTTCTCAACCAACTTCGAAAGACAAATAATTTTTAAGATTTACCCTAACCACTTTTTATTTTAAGTTTTTTAATATAAAAAAAAATCTATCTTTATAATATAAATATGAAGATAGATAGTAAAAATCCAACTGAAGAAATCGAAAAATCTAGACCTCAATTAAAAACAAATACAGTTAAACAATATGTTATTAACCTTAAGAAACTTCAAAAGATATATGATACTGATGGATATGACTTCTTAAAAAAACCCGATGATGTTATGGATAAATTAAGTGATCTTCATTATTTAAGCCAAAGAAATATATTAAATGCAGTTATAGTATTATTGATGGCTTTGAATCATGATGAAGAGTTTGATGGACTATTAGAAGAATATGGTAAATTAAGAGATGATTTAAATGATAAATATAGCGACGAACAAAAGTCGGGTGTTATTAGTGATAAACAAAGTAAGAACTTTGCGACAACTGAAGAGATATTTGAGATGATAAATAAAATGGCTGAAGATTTAAAACCAATCAAAAAGAAATCTAAAGATGATATTACTAAAAAAGAAATGCAGTTGCTACAAGCATACACCTTATTTAATATTTATGCCCGAATGCCTTTTAGAAATGATGTAGCTGGTATGATTGCTATAAATCAAGCTCAATATAAAAAATTAAGTGATGAAGAGAAGAAAGAGAATAATTATTTAGTTGTACCATCAAAAGGTAATATTTATTTTGTATTAAATAAATATAAGACATCAAAGAAATATGAAGAGTTAGATTTACCAATTGAAGATCCTAATTTAAGAAAGATATTAAGATATTATTTGAAGATGAATGGTATGGGAGTTTTATTCAAAACTTCGACGGGCAAACCATTAACAAGAATAGAATTAAGTAAGGTATTACTTAAATATAGCGAAAAATATATGGGTAAAAAAATATCAACTACTCTTTTAAGAAAGATATATTTATCAAGTAAATATGGTAATATGAAGGAGGAGTTGGAGAAAGATAATAAAGTAATGGGTCATTCGAAGCAAGTTGCATTAGATACATATGTTAAGAAATCTAAAGATGAAGAATAATTATTTTAATCTCTCATCATCAAGAACATCCTTATTTTCTAGAATATATTTAATTAATTTTTCTCTCATATACTTATCTTTCTCTGCTTTAGATTTAGCTGGTTTCTTTTTTGGTGGTGCTGGTGTATCAACCTTCTTCGGCATCTTTTTAGTTTTCTGTTTAAAGGTTGCAGTAATCTTTTTATTTTTATGGTCTATTTTATAACCAAGTTTTTCAATTTCTTTGATTAAATCATCACGAGATTTACCTTTAGGGTCAATACCCATAAGTTCATCATATTTCTTAATTAGTCGTTTTAGTTCGGGCAACTTCATTTTCTCATCGCTCATTTTTGGAGGCATCTTTAAGTATATAATATAAAATAAAAAAATATGTTATAATATAAAAAAAAATGTTAATTGATAAATCTCATTCAAAAAAAGATATAGTAACATTATTCAAAAAACATGGAGTAATTATCGATACTGAATTAACTAAAAGTAATATAATTAAAGATATAGAGTTTTATATCAAAGATTTTAAATATGATGATAGAATTAAGAACTGCACTGAATTAAGAGAATATTTAAAGAAAGTATCACCAAAACAAAGACCCAATTCACAACAAAAAACCGAGATAATGTTTAAGGCAAAAAAGATTATTAAGTGGGGTAAAAATGATTATATATATGATGGAGCTACATATAGAAATAATCAAGATCCTTATGATGATATAATGAGTATTTATATATGGGGTGATTTACCAAGTGTTCGAAGAGCGTGTAGATTTTATAATTTAAGTCCAAATGCATTGGGACATATTAATCCAATAATTACTCAAGAGGTTGAAGAAGAAATGAATAATAATAAGATTATTAAACAACAAGTAATCTATAAATTAAAAATAAAAAGATCAACAAAAGAAGATCCTATAATTGTTATTTTCGATTAAAAGTGGTTGGGGTAAATCTCAAAAAAAAAAGTAGTTGAGACAATCCCAAAGACAAATTATTTTAGACATTTACCCCAACCACTTTTGAGATATGCGTTTTCTCCAAAATTATTTTCTATATTATAAGTATAATAATGGATTATAAGAAACAACAAAAAGATTTAAGTTTTGGATTCAAAAGTGAGAATGAGATACATACTATTCTAGAAGAACATTTTGGGATATTATTTAAGTCATCATTAAATCCCGAAATGGGTAAATATTATGAGTTCGATAAATATAATCAAGAATATTTTATTGAGATTAAGACAAGGAGAATAATGCACGATAAATATCCAACATTATTTTTTGGATTGAATAAATTAAAGAAAGGGGATGAGATATTAAAGAAATCTCCACATTTAAGAATCTTTTATTTGTGGAGATGTATAGATGGTATTTATGGATGGGAACATAGAAGTAGTGAGTATGAAGTTCAAACGAGAGGGAGGTGTGATAGGGGTAAAGATGAGTTCGATGATTGTGTAGATATAAAACAAAAATATATCAAACCATTAAAAAATCTTTTAGAAGATATAAATGGTAGTAACGAATAAACAAAAGTTCAATAAAAAATATAAGCAACCAATCAATACCGCAAATGGTAAAGATGATATATCAAGATTAACAAAAATCCCGATGAAGATATTAGATGAAGTATATGATCGTGGAGTTGGAGCATATAAGACAAATCCAAAATCAGTAAGACCTAATGTTAAATCTAAAGAACAGTGGGCGATGGCTAGAGTATATGCATTTGTTATGAAGGGTAAAACATATAAAACAGCTGATAAAGATTTAGCAGATAAATTAAGAAAAAAAAAAATAAAAGGATATATTAAATGAAGGTAGATTATAAAGTTTTAACATTTGGGATTTTAGTTTTTGAGTACGGATGTTTTAAGTTTGGAGAGTTTTGGGCGAGGCATAATTAAATAACCATTCAATTCATCATTCTCAATTATCTTAAGTTTAAGTAATCCAAATAAACATGATATAAAATATTCGTGGTCGCTTCTTCTTATAGGTTGTTTATTTTTCTTTCGATTATGTATGATAGTGCAGAAATGAGTTAATGTATAAATGATTTGTTTTATATTTAATTTTTCTCTCATAGATTTTAATATCAAGTATTCACCTTGATATAAATATCTTTCGAATGTTTTCTTTTTAGTTAATGGGAATGAGCTAA